TATGTCAAATCTAAACTGACCAAATCTCCAACTCTCATTTAACCCGTCATTTTCTACTTTAACTGCAGCAAGTCTTGCTCTCGCTCTAGTATCTACTTTATCTGTAGACGACGTAATTGTAAATGGCCCTAATGGAGAGCTACCTTGAGTTTGCGCAGGATAGTCTCTTGTAGTAATGGTTATTTTAGCATTACCATTTATATATTTAAAATCAGGAATAAATCTTCTTAGTTTAATAAAAAACTCACCATCGCCTTGAGCATCTAAATCAAAATCCCCTGATGTTATAAAAGCCGGTATTACATTTGTAGTACCATCAGCAAGAACTTCATTAGTTCCTATTTCGTGTCTAAATACTCTACTTCCACCATTTGATATACCCTGAATAGTTGGAGCAGTCGGTGTTAAATTTACGTCAAACTCAGTTGCAATAGGTTCATCGAATAGATGGGCATCTGTATATGTTGTTCTAGCTAAAGTGCTTGTAGTCCAAGTACGCTCTACATAATTATAAGTAACTTGTCTGTTTACATATGGAGAGTTTTTAGTTGCATAAAACCAAGAGATTTCAGAAAATAAACTATTATGTGCAGCATAAGTTAATTCAGAACCATTAGAAAAATTAAAACCTGGCGCACTATCGTTTGTTTGAAATACAAAATCTTCGACTAAAGATCCTAAAGCTTTCACTGTACCATCAAACATAAAAAATCCACCTGAATCAGAAATCCAGTAAACAGCTCCATTAGCATAAACTAAAGAATGTTGTCCTACACAACCACAATTAGATCCAACCTGTCTTATACTAAATGTAAAAGGGGGACCTACAAATTGCATTAAGTATGCAGAGGTATCTGTTAATATTAAAATATAGTCTTTTGCTTTTGCAGCACCTACAATTTTTGTACCACTATCAATTCTAAATGAACCAGCAGTATTTGTAGAGGTTGCATCATAATCGGTTAAAGTCTCTTGATCCGAGAATCTTATAAACATTTTATCTTGTGTGACTTCACTTCCAATTGTTGTTTCGGTTCCTAAAATAATTAAATGTCTATCTCTATCAGATACTATGCTCATTACAGATCTAGTAGGTGCTCCAGAGATTAAAGATGCTCTTGTGTTAACACCCGCCCCATCACTTGGGTTCCATGAAAAAGTAGATCCGTTTTTTATAGTCGCTATTAACAACTCTCCATAATTATCTAAAGACCACGATCCGGGATCTAATATCGCACTAGAAGTTGTTCTTGGTGTCCCCCATGTGGAACCTCCCCATAATGCAGTTCCCCATCCATAACCAAAGGCTTGTTGTAAGGGTCCTATTTTATAATAAGGTTTACTATCTAATGTACCATCGTTTGTTGCTCCAGTTCCTGTTTCAGCTGAAGGCATTGTAATTGTAAAAGTATCTGTGGTTGGTGCTAACTGTACTTCAAATAAAACATCATCAAAGTCAGTTGCGGTATAACTTGTTTGACCGCCTGTAAAAGAACCTGCATTTTCAAATGTTAAAAGATCACCTTGTTCTAGTCCGTGAGCCGTAGGTGTTGTGATTGTAACAGTTGTCGAACCGTTTGTAGTTGTAATATCACAACCTGTTTTTGCTAATGAAGCATCTAAAGGAGTTATGTCATAATAGTCATCACCATCATAGATATATAAAATCTTATTTGTGCCAATTGCTAAATATTTTCTACTCTCTAAATCAGCCCAGGTATGAGATTCACGACCTGCGCCTACAAGTGTTTTGTCTAATATCTCTTGCCAACCACCTATTTTTTCAGGCATTCCGTATCTGAATCTAACAAAATCCCCATCTACCCATTGGTTTTCAGCTCCAGAGTCAGAAGCTTGTTTATTAAAACCAGGTTGAAAGTTTACTTTTTGTAATGGCATGCTTGGATTATACACTATAAGCGTATATCTATAAAGATAAGGCTATTTTGGTAGTATTATATTCCACTCCAAAGCAGAGATCAACTGTTCTAATTGTACTATTTTTACTTTATTATCTTTTAAATACTGATGAAGTTCTTCAGTATCTACTACAATAAACTGGTTTTTAATATCGTAAACTATTTTGTCAGCTTCGGTGTTAAATGAACCATACTTTCCGATTTGACCTTCTTTTGTTTTTTTTAAAGATTCAGTGTCGAATTTATAAAAACCATTTTTACCTATTATTACACCTGCAATATCCCATGATTCTTTTTTAGTTGGATATTTTATATTAATTAAAAAGTCTTTAAACAGTTTATTTTTCAACTTGGTCTTTTAATTGATTTCTTAATTTGCCAATTTTTTTAGCATAGTTATCAATTATTTGATTTAAAGTATCTATGTAAAGTTTTTGAGTTTCAATCTGACATTTTAAATCTTTGTTAAGCATTACTTCACATTTCTTAACAGCTATTTCTTCTTCTAGTTTTATTTTAAGTTCTTTATTTTGTTCTTCTAGTGTCATCATAATGTTTTTAACCCTGTATTAAATGATAATGATATTCTTTTTTCTTTTTTATTCATATTAGGTTGAACTCTGTGAGACAACCATGAAGGAAATAAATACAATCTACCTTCAATTGCAGGAAAATACCAGTTAAAAGAATTAGTTTCTGTATACTCTTCAAAATTTTTAGACATCCAATCATGCTCCATATGATCAGAGGGATGTTTAAAAACTATATCTCCGCAATTTTTTGGACATTTTACATAATATACTCCAGATATTACAGAGAGTGGATGAATATGCATTTCATTCATATCTTTATATTCATTAACATTAGCCCATATGTTTGTTAAATTAATTTTAGATTTTCTTTTAAACTTTTGTTGTATTCCATATTCAACACAACATTTAATTATATCCGCAAATAAAGGATGTAATTCTTTTGTATCAAATTTTAAATTACTACTTTGCCAACCGCCTACATTACTTAAAACTCTACTTTTTTCTTTTTTCTTTAAATTTAAAATAAATTTTTCTAAAGTTTTATTATCTTGTTTAATGTCGTTAAACATAATTGGACAACCAAATATATCCATTCTTTTCATTGTACTATCTTTTATCATTTTCAAAAATTTGCATTGTGACTCTAGGGTGTTCAGCTGTTGGTACTATCATGGATACTGAATGCTCTAAAAATTTATTATTAACAATAATTTTATTATATTCAGGTAAGATACCTTTTATTTCATTATTTTCTTTATATAAAAATATACCACCATCGTTTTCATCCCAAACATCATTTAAATAAATAGTGGCCGAAAATTTATTACCTTTATCACTATGGAAAGGAATATAAGAACCCCTATCCCAAATGTATAAATTATAAGCTGTGTTTTTAATTTTAACATTTTTAAATTCTGGTATTTCTTTTAAATCTTTAGTAATTTTATTTATTAATTTTTTATCTATAATTTTTAAAATATTAACTGGATTAGATCTTCTTACTATAGATTCTGCCCAAATATAACTATTTTTCCAATGGGGTTTTTCTTGTGCTATGGTTTCTCTTAAATAAGAAAAACAATCTACTAAAGTTTTTTCAGATAATATTTTATTGTAAACTTTCATTTTTAAATATTGTTGATGTTGCTAAAACCAATCTATCTTTAGATTCTTTTCCTTTTTCAGGAGTATGTAAAATATTAGATTCCCACATAAACCATGTATTTTTTTTAGGTATTATTTTTAATTCATAAAAATCTTCTTTAAAAAGAGTACCGTAACTAGTATCTGTTAAGTACATTAAACCCGAAACACCTTTTTCATTGTTTTTAACAACATGGTTGTGCCAAGCTTGTTTTATATCACTATTTTTCTTAGTTAAAAAAATCCATGCTTTTGTTTTATACATTTCATTTTTTTCTTTATTAAAAAAATATTTAATTAAATTAAAATAGTTATCTTTTATATTGTTAAATTCTTTGTTTTTTAAATTAAAAACATTTGAATCAGACTGTAATTTAGGGTGAATACATTTTGGTGAACTCATACAACAAGGATTTGAGAAAACGTATTTTTTTAATACGTTATTTAATGTTTTATTATTTAAGTCTATGTAATTACCCATTATCATATTTTTTTAAACGGAGGAGGTAAACCAAGAGATTCCCTTCCATCAAATTTTACTTTTAATTTTTTTGATGTTTTTAAACTATTATAATGTAAAAACACTTGATTGCACATTTGACCTTTAAAAACATCTCTCCAATGTTCAATATCACATCCTTTATACATTAATAAATCTCCTGGTTTTAAAATAATTTTAACACCTTTTGTAAACTCACTATGATATTTACCTTTTGAGTCCATAAAACCTTTTAATGAATTAGGTTCTACATAAATTGGCCAAGGGTCTCCTCCTAAATTTAAAGTTGCTGATATTTCACAAGACATTCTATCTTTGTGTCTTTTTAATTTTTTTCCTTTACTGTAAACTCTTCCATAAGTGTAGTTTTCAACAAGTTTAGTTCCTGCTTCTTTTTCAAGGATAGATTTAATTGTACTTAATAATGTTTCACAAGCAATATCTCCATAATGTACATAACAATCTTTCATTTGATTATCTTTTGTTCCTCCCCAATCAAGATTAAATTCAGAAATATATTTATCTCTTTTCATTATTTTAAAAACTTTTTCTTTTAAAAGAATATATGAATTTAAAAAATTAGTTAAGTCTTTACTGATACACTTTCTTAAAACTTTATATTTATTTTTAGTAAAACTCATCTTAAAAATTTAATTGGATATGCTTTTATATTAAAACTTATAAATGAAAATTTATTTAATTTAGAACCCATTGGTAATTCACAAGGAATATACGAGTTAAATAAAATTAAACTTCCAGGTATGATATTGAATCTTACTTTATCTGAAGATTCATTTACTTCTTTGATATTTTTTTGTGGTAGTTCAATCATTGCTTTAGAAGGTCTGGGATCATGAAATAGTGGATAAGGTGTTTTATCATCACATTCTAAAAAATAATACCCAGAAATATGTCCCTGTGGATTTAATTTAACATCTTCATTAAAAAGTCTTTTGGTAGAAAACTTATTTAAAATGAGATCATTAACTTTTAAACTATATTTTTTTAAATCATATCCCTGTGAATTTAATATTTCTAACGACAAAGATGTAATATAATCTGAGAAATTAAATGTTTTTTTATTACCTGAAATGTCTTTTCTTAAATTAAAAGAGTTATCTTTTTCTAAATCATTATTTAAAATATCTTTAAATAATTTAAGCCATTTATTTTTATACATATAATAAACAGAAGAAGAAAATATTTTAGTATCTATAAATTTTTGTTTTTTCATTTTATTTAAATGGTTTACCTAAGCTCCAAATTACTAAACTATACCTTGTACCTTTTGTTACAGGAGTTACCCGATGCCAAGTGTAACTAGGAAAAACACAAATTGATCCCTTAGGTAAAATTTCCTTACATTTTATTTTTTTTGATTTTGAATAACTATTTCTTAAATCAAATTCTAACAATCCACCTTGATAGTTTTTTGGTTCAGATAAAGATATAGTGCAAGATAGCTTTCTTATTTTTCCTTCCCAAGAATCACCTTTATGTTTAGAGTAAGGAACGGGAAAAGAATCACAATGCCAGTCATAAAATTGTCCTTTTGAATATTTTGTAAACTGGCAGGATTCACTCCAATCAAAATCCATATTCCATTTAGCTTCTAAATTAGCTTGATGTAAAAAAGGATATACTTCATCGTAAATAAATTGATCTTCTAACCAAACTACATTTGAATTTCTTCTTTTCTTTAAATCAGATGTTTTAATTTTTTTACCTTTTTCTAATGCAAATTGTTCTTTACCGGTAATTGCAAGATTATGTTTTTGTTTTTTTGCAATATCTATAATCTTATCACAAAAATCGTTTGAAAAAGCTTTTGGATAAAACCAGTAATCAGATTGGTAATTCATTTTATAAATTCATATCCTTAGAATGACCAAAAGAAATAATAATTCTAGGATCAATTCCTATTATTTGATGTATTTCATCTTTATTAATTTTAATTAAATCTCCTGGATTTAAAATATGTCTTTCTTCATTTACTCTTACAACTATATCATTTTTTACAGCAAGAATTGCTACATCGTAATTATCTTTATGAGTATCACTAGCTGTACCAGGTGCTAGTGAAAAAAATATATCTAAATTTGATTTATGATTTTTTGGAACTTTTAAAAAAGATTTTAATTTAATAAATAAATCTTTAAACATTAAATGACTTTGTACATTTTTAATTTGAAAAGTACAATTTAAACAATGATCTTTTAACCAAGAACTGCTATGAAAAGATTTACAATGTAAATCTTTAAGTATTGAAGATATAGTATTAAAATCACAATTTTCTATTTTACAGAAATTTTTAGTAATTCTTTTTTTATTCATTTTAATATCTCTTTATATTAGAGAGATATATATTATTTTTTAAAAAAGTCTAGAGTTAAGACCAAGAAAGGTTTGCGGAATCCCAAACTAATACATTACTTGGTGCAGTAATTATTGTGGCATTCCAACTTCCAGTATCTTCATTCCAATATATATCATATTGAACTTCAACATCTTCAACAGTTGTAGTAACAATAGTAGGATAAGCTACAGGAGCTTCCCAATCATTATTTGAATCTAAGACCCAAGAAGTAAAAGGTTTTGGACTAATAAAAATATCTTTTGTAGAATCATAAAAACTATTTATTCCTGCTCTTTGTTTTCTAAATTCATTATCTGCAGGAGATTGTTTCCAAGTTCCTCCATATAAATTAGTACAATAAGTTTCTCCATCTACGTGTTTTGGATTATCGCTTAAAGGACCATTACTAGTAGTAATATCATCTCCCACAACAATAACTTTTTCCACATAAGAATTAACATTTAATTTTGCAAAATAAGCCATAATTAAAACTCTACCGTTCCTGAAACTGTAAATGTTGCTAGTTTTTCACCGGGACCTAAAGTTGTTACTGTATTAGTTCCTGGAGTAACGCTCATATCAATATCAGCGGGTGCTCTTAAAAAAGCAATACCAGTACCACCAGAAGCACCTACACCTGAACCTGGAGGGCCTCCTGATCCACCGCCGCCGCCACCGCCAAGTTGATTTGATCCTGCTTGACCATTACCACAGTTAGATCCACCGTTTCCACCGCCGCCTGATCCGCCAGAACCACCAGGGTTGTTTGGAGATTGTGGTTGTCCACCTCCACCTGATCCACCGCCGCCAGCTCTTGTAACTGAACTTCCTGTTATTGAATTTGAACTACCATTTCCGCCAGGTCTACCTGGGAAAGGTCCATTTGGACCTACAAAAGAAGGTGAGTCAGAACCTATTTGACTATGACCGCCGCCACCGCCAGCAGATCTATTTCCTAGTGATAGTCCTCCATCACTTCCTTCAGATGGAGTATAACTTCCTGCGTTTCCTGAATATCTAGATGCCCCTTGTGAACCACCACCAGAACCTCCTGGACTTCCTACACCTCCTGATCCTTGTCCACCGCCGCCGCCTGTTGTGTCTACTTCAAAATCAGAACCGTCAAAAATTGTTGTATTAGTACCTTGATCACCTGAAGCTGTAGGACCAGGTGTTCCTGCTCCCCCAGACCCTACTGTAATTGTATAAGAACCCGCTTCTACTTCTAAAGCTGTTCCTCCTGGAAAGTTTGTTCTAAAACCGCCGCCACCTCCTCCAGAAGATCCACCTCCTGGGTTACCTGCACCGCCACCGCCACCGCCGGCAACAATTAAATATTCAAAAGCAAATATTTTTTTACCACCTTGAAAACCAAATCCTCTTGTAGATCCAGCTCCTCTTGATCCTAATAAAGGCATTTATATCTCCTATGCGAATTGAGTCTGAGATGCTAACACTGTAAATGTAGCGTCTGCAGTTTTAATTACTGTATATGAATAAGTATCTAATGAACTTGCATTACCTGCAGTGGGAGCTGCTCCGCCTTGCCACTCTGGAGTAACTGATGATCCATCAATTGTTACAGCTGAGTTGTAATAAGCTGTTCCACCTTGAGAAACAATATGAGCAACCGTGATTGACTCACCTGTGTCCATAATACTATTCAAAGAATTTGATCCATCTCCTCTAATATTTAAAGTCCAGTTACCTGATGCATCTGTTGTAAAATTCCATACAGCTTGTGTAAGAACATCATAATTAACAGTTCCTGTAGCAGCTGTTGCTTCAGTTGTAACTTTTTCTGCAACACTTTGAATT